TAAAAATTATGATATTCAGGCTATAAAAACGCAAATGTTAGCACTTCCTAAAACTACTAAAATCACTCTTAATATAAATAATAAAACAATGTTTAGCGAAGAAATTGTTCCAGTTTATAGAACAGATGTAGATATAATTAATACAAACAAATCAGCTTTTACATATTATTTTAAGAACAAAAAAGGTTATTTTTCAATTAGTTTTGCTCACAATTTTCCTTTCTTAACTTGGTCTATCGAAGACAAAACTGACAAAACTAAGGTAGAATTAGGGGATATTGATAATGATTTTGAACTAATATATGCAGATGATAGAGAATTTGAAATTATTTTAGAAAAGGATTAACATGGATTTTAAATTCTTAGAAAAGATAAGTAAAGACTTAAAAGAGGAACTAATTAAAGTAACTAAAACTAAAAAAAACAACCTATTGACTAGAAACAGAGATAAGAATAGATTAGTTAAATTTTATTGTGCTCTCCACGATTATGGGAAAGAGATTTTAGATTGGGAACTTGAAACTTTTGAGATAGTGTTAGGTAGAAGCGGAATGAGTCATAAAGAAATTATGGATATAGCATATGTTGCATATATATTAAAAAACGAGAATTATGTATTGTCAGATAATGAGCATTTTGAAAATGCTGTTTGTGTTGTAAATGATATAGAAGTAGATGTAGAAAGCACACCTTTTCACCCTCCTCATTTTATTCTTTGGGGAATAGTGGCTATTAAAGCTCTTTTAAATGCGGAAGGGTTTCCTTTTATAGGAAGAGCATTAGAGTATATTATTTTAGACTTTCTAGATTATGGTTGGACAACTGCTCCATTATTTTTGGCTGACATAGAATATGTAAGAAACAATTTTCCTTTTAATAATGATGAATATATTAAATCTGGAAAAAGAATGACAGCAATACAGATTGTTACACTTTCACAAACTTTAAAAGAACCACAAAATGGTTTTGAAAACTATATTAAAATGCACGCACCTTTAATTTCATATTTAGAAGATAAATTTACAGAAACTGCTAGACAAATAAAAGAGGTTATAAATTGAAGATAAAACTAAGAACAGACCCAAGAATTTCAAAGTTTATTGAAGACAATATTTATATTGAAGGAAAAAAAATAGACCTTAATCTTTATGAGCCTATGAAGTTTGTATATGATTTGGATTTACCTAATTTAGTAATTATTGCTGGAAGACAAATTGGTAAATCCGTTTATCTTGGTTCAAAATCAAGCACAAAATCAATTATTAAACCTAACAATAGAATTTTGTATGTTGCTCCATTAGAGTCTCAAGTAAAGACATTTTCTAAAACAAAGCTTCAAAAAATTATTGATGATTCTCCATATCTTAGAACATTCTTTCCTCGTAAAGATAATAACGTTTTTTTTAAACAAAACACTCTTGGGTCTTACATTGAACTAACTTATGCGTCTTTAGCATCAGCAGAGCCAGCACGGGTAAGGGGTAAATCTGCTGACGATTTATTCATAGACGAGACTCAAGATATTGTTCCAGAGGCACTACCTGTTATTAAAGAAGTTACAACATCTTCTTTAGACCCTACAGTTACATATACAGGAACAGCTAAATCAGAAGATAACTTAACTGGAATTTTATGGAAAAAAGCTACAAAAATAGAAAGAGTCTATCAATGCCCGTCGTGTAATAGATTTAATATTATAGAGAGGGAAAATATAGGAGAAAAAGGGCTAATTTGCAGATATTGCAAAAAACCACTGTCTCAAAAAAAATCAAAATTTGTAATAGTTGATGCTAAACCAGGCAGTGCATATGTTGCTGTCAGGTTACCTCAAGTTATCATGCCTATTCACCAAACGCCTAATAAATGGAAAGATGTTTTTGTTAAATTCACTGAATATTCTCCTGATAAGTTTAATCAAGAAGTTTTAGGTATACCAACAGGAGCAGGGTCTAGATTTATCACAATGGAAGATTTAAGGAAACTTTGTAAAGAAGGAAGGGGTTTTTACAAAAAATATGATAATGATTTTCAAATAAAATATAGAGGAAGAATCTTTATGGGGATTGACTGGTCAGGAGAGGGGTTGGATGGCGATAAATCCACTACAGCTGTATTAATTATGGGACATAGAGCAGATGGCGATATTGATGTGTTGTACGGAGAAATAATCCCTCCAGGAGACCCTAATGGAACTTTAGAGAGAATAAAACAATTAGCTTATGCTTTTAGAGTTATAAGCATTGCTGCTGATGCTGGTATGGGAGCTTATCAGAATGCAATTCTTTTTAGAGAGTTTGGCCTTAATAAGGTATTGCAAATAAGGTATGTTTCTAATCAAAGAGAACCTTTTAAAGTATATAATGCCCAAGCTAATATAGTTAATATAGACAAAACATCAGCTATTGATACTATTATGGGGATTTTAAAGCAAGATTTTGTATATAAACCTTTAAAACCCACTATCGTTAATACTACTAATGTAGATAAAAGTAAATTAAGAATCTGGTGGCCTAAATTTGTTGAATCAAAGCCATTCTTTGACCATATACTTGCTGAATTTACTCAAGAGTCTTCAAGCAATAGAAAAATTTGGACACATTCTCCAGATGCTCCTGATGATGCACTTCATGCGTTAGTATTCGGTTTTTTCGGGTATGTAATCAAAGCAACAAACGGAAAGCCTCTATTTTATTAATTTTTTTCTCTTGTATCACTTTATTAGTTTTGTTAAAATTATGCTGATTAATAATTTGGAGGTAAAAATGGTTACTAGTCAAGTAGCTCAATTGTTAAAAGAGGCTGCTGCTGAAATCAAAAGATTAAAAGATGAGAATGCAGAATTAAGAAAACAATTATCTATTGTTAAAGAGGCTAGCGAAGAAGATAAGACTTTATTTGGTAGCCCAACAATAAAAGATGACTATACCGAAGAAATCCCGGTAAATTCAGCGGAAGCTATTGATTATTTTTTTAATAGTTGAAAATAGGTTAAAATTTAGAAAAAAAGGAGCATTTTATGAGCAGTATTAAAACACCTTATATCTTCAATAGAAGAGAACAAGCTCACATTCTATCACCAGACTTTTTATCATTACCACATTTAGAAATTGACACTGATGCTTTTATTGATAGTGGTATTTTTGTTGGTATTGATGGGCAGCCTTTAACTATTGAAAAAACTCCAAAATGGTTTGGTATCGTAATTGAAGCTAACTATTATCAAACTGCAGGTGGAAAAGTATTAAAACCTTCTGGAAATGTAGTAGCTTATTTTGGCAATATGAGAATTGCTACAAAAGTTTTCACTGATGATTCTGACGACCCAATTAAAGCAGGAGACTTATTAACTATAATTGATGGTAAACCTGCAAAATTAGATGAAAATCATACAGTTCCTGTAATACAAGTTGTTGGAAGAGGAACTGATTATATTGAAATTGCAACACTATAATAAGGAGTGATAATGAATGTTAAACCAGCTTATGGATTAGAAATTAGCACAAAAAGTTTTGCTGAGAAAATATTCGACCCTGTTCACGGAAAAGATTTTGTTAAGCAAGCTTCTCAAAGTGCAACCCTATTCGTTCAAGATATCATCAGAGAAATGGGGTTTGCTAGAAAAGTTGTAGAAACTAGACCTGTTAGTAGAAGTGAATTGGTAGAAGTTGACTTTACAGACCAACCAGCATTAATCGTTTACCATGATGTAGATACAAGAGCAATGACTGTTCCTCTAAGAGGAAGAGGTACATTCAGATACTATGAAACTGCTAAATTCTATGTATTCTTCGAAAAAGTAGTATCAGAAAAAATTAGAAAAAGTGAAGTAGAGCTTTTAACTACTAGAATTGATTATAAAGAACTATTCAAAAAAAGAATTGCTGAGCAAATGTATAAAGTTGAAGATATGACAGTTGTTTCAGGTGCAGATAAAATCTTAACAGATGAATGGAATGAAGCTGATAGTAACGGAACTCTTAAAGATACTGATAACTACACAAAAAGTTCTCAAACTGTTAAATTTAAAGATGGCGTTACTCTTGATAAAGACAGCTTAGTAACATTCTTTAAAATGCCTATCCAAAATAAAAGCAAAATTGACACTGTATTACTAACTGAGAGCTTATTACAAGAAATCATTAGAATGAGTATGCTTGAAGTTGGTGATGCTAAAGTTAGCGAGTTCTGGGATAAAGGTGTTGAAAACGTTCAATCATTCTGGGGTAAAAAAATCGTAACTACTATTAAAAACGAAATTGTTCCTGATAATAAAATGTATGGATTTGCGGGCGGTAACCTTTATGGATGGTTCTTCATCTTAAGAGACCATACAACTTACCTAGAAGTTGATAGAGATATGTTTACTATTGATAGTGATGCACTTCTTGCTCACGCAGTTGGAAATACAAAAGGTGTTTACTCAGCTGAATTCCAAATCGATTAATTCTTCCTTCTTTTCTTTCTCACTCTTCACTTCAAATATTTTGTGTTTCTGCTATAATAATAGAAAAAAGGATGCATTATGGCTATGTACTTTTTTTTGAAAAATAAAACAACTAAAACAATTACATTAAAAGCTTTAGGGCTAACTATAAAACCTAATGAAATTAGAGCTATCAAAAGAGAGACATTCTTAAAAGTGCATATTAAATTAAGAAACGAGGGAGTTTTACCTAAGATTAAATTTGTCTCTCAAAGAGAGTATATTCAATATAAAGGCAATAAAAAACCACAAAAAAATATTCAAGAGCAACCACAAGTAGAAGTTAAACAAGAAAAACAAGAACAAGTTGCATCCATAAATGCACAAACAACTGAAGAACAAACAACTGAAGAACAAACAGCTGAAGAACAAACAGCTGAAGAAACTACTGAGCAACCAGCTAAAAAAAGAAGAAGCTCTAGAAAGAAACAAAAAAAAGAGGATGAAAAATGATGCCTGAAATATTAGAATGTTTAAAAGAAGAAATTAAAAAAGAGTTAAAAAGAGATTTACTTAAAGCTCTCATTCAAGCGTATATAAAAGATATGTTAGAAGAAGCAGAACAAAAAGCTCCTGGAACACGAGCTGTAATTATTAGAATAAAAAAAGGAGCAGATAATGTATGATATTTACACAGATATTAATGGGGAGTTTTTAAAAGAATATTTAACTCAACATCCAGAGGAAAAAAAATCTTTAGTAAAAGAAGCTTCTATTCAAGAAGAATTAATTCCAAAAGAAGAGCTAACGCCAGAAGCTTTTGCTGATAAAGACTTAATGATGTTTCCTATTTATTCTCCAGCAACAGCGAGAATTTCAGCTACTTATATTAAAGCTCAATCTGACGAAGTTCCTTTTCACGTAAAAGAAGCTGCACAAAAAGCTTGTGATGCTTTTGGTTTGAATGTTAACGTGTTTGAGTTTAAAAAAGAAGCTAACTTAAAAGCAGCTCCATTAAATCCAGCAGATTTTATTTTTCCAGAAATTAAAAAATTACCTGTTGTAGATGAAGAAACTTACAGAATGTCAGAAGCATCTTTTATGAAAGTGGCTAATAAGTTAAGTATGGCTGATGTAGTTAGCGCTTCAAGAAAATTTATTAAAAAAGCTTCACTATTCGGAATTGAACCTAATAAACAAATTGAAAAATTAGCTCTTTTAGATAGAAGATTTTCTCCACAAGAAGTACATGATGAATGCAGGGAGAGATTTTTGTCTACAGGAGATGAAAGATATCACGAGCTTTCTGAAATGGTAAAAGAGGCTTCATATAAAGAAATCCCTTTAATTGTAGAACAACTTATTTTATTAGACAAAGAACATAATATCGAAAAAACAGCTGAAGTCATTACAAAACTTGCTTCAGAAGCAAAAGCTGATATAATAGTAATTGACGGAGTAGAATTACCTTTTGATAAAGTGGCAAGCATTCCTCAAGATGAATGGAAAGAGGTTTTGCCTTATGAAGATATAGCGTTTTTCAATGAAAATGGTTTTGATAAGGAAAAATTTGAAGAGTTTGTCAAACAAGCAATGCCTCACGAGCAAGACATTATATTGTCTTTTATTGCAAGTAGGCTTTAAGGAGTAAAAAATGGCATCAACAAATGCAACTAATATCACTGATTATCAATTTTCTGAAAAGTATAGTGTTCAACCATTTTACAAAGCTGGTGATTGTGTGCCAGTAAAATGGATTCATAGAAATGAAGGAAAACAATATAGTGCTGCTTTAGTATTGAATGACTTAGATACTTTAGATGATGAAGGTAATTCAAATAGCTTTGTTGTATTAGGAGGAGGTAGTTCTGGCATTGCTGGAACAACTTTTTACCAAGTGCAAGCACAAATAGTGGAAATTCCGAGCAGTGCTTTAGGAAAAACACAATAGGAGTGAAAAATGATTACAGCTGATGCTTTTACACAAGCTCCTACCGTTGAGCATAAAGAGAAGTTAAAAGGCGGAAACGGTGTAATGGTAGACCACACTATACAAAGCTCATTCTCGAATGAACCTATCTTTGGGGTAGGGAATGAACAGTTGCAAGGTTATATGAGTTACAAAGTATACGATGTATATTCAGGACATGTTATTAATAATTCAGATGTAGAAAACCGCATTCTTGCGAACAATGTTAGCACAACTCAAAGTACTTATACTTTGGAAAAGTCTGGTAAAAGATTTGCATCTGGAAAAACTTATTATCTTGGATATGCTAGCATTGCAGTTCCAAAATATGATGCACAATAATTTTATTAAAAGGAGTAAATAATGGGATTAAAAATCTATAGCAGAAGAAATATCTATAAATTAGATGACATCTTAAACCAAAAATTTGATGCAGCTAAAGTATTAAAAACTTTAGATGACGTTGTATCAGTTAATAGTGTAGATTCAGTTCCTAGCAGTGCAGCGATTGTTGCTCTTAAAAATGACTTAGAAAATAAAATCAATGAAGCAAAAAGTTTTGCTCAATCTTTAATTGATGATACAGTTGAAAGCGGAAGCGATAAAACTTGGTCAGTAGACAGAATTAAACAATTTGTAGCAAGTGTTGATGATACAGTTGTTGTTCAAAATATTGATGAAAGAAACAATTTAAAAGCATATGATTCATTAATTGCATTTGTATTAGACACAAGTGGCGACGATAATCTTACAGAAGAATTCAAAGGTAAACCTTATGCATATATTTATGCAAATGGTCAATGGCAACCTTTATCTCCAGTAGCTGGTGAAATTGATAGTGATACATTTGTAAAATACACTGACATTGTTAATGATGTGACTACTGGAGGAAGCAATAAAGTTCTTAGTGCAGAAATGGGTAAATACTTAGACGGAAGAATTACTGAAGTTGCTCAATCTACTAGCGTAACTTTAGTTACTGAATCAATTAAAGTTGATGGAGATAAATTAGCTCTAAGCGCAAACCCTATTGGCTCTTTAGTAATGGATTGTGCAGAAGTATCTACTGACAATGGAATTGAAATTGTAGATGCTACAGTTACAGGTGATAAAGAAGTTACACTTCAACCAGCTACAAGTGGTGAATATGATGGTAAAGTTGCTAGAATTACTTATTTAGCATTAATCACTGAAGTTCAATCAAGCGATTCAGATGATTCAAGTGATTCTAGTAGTGACAATTCTGATAGTAGTTCTTCTGACGATTCTTCTAGCGATAGCGACAGCTAATATTCTTTCTCTTCCTTTTTCTTAATTTTGTTTTTTGTGCAGAAAAAAAAGAAGAATTAATTGAAGTCTTTTTTAAGAGCTTCTGAAGGTTTGAATGCTATTTTTTTATTAGTTTTTACTTTGTAAGTTTTATTGTTTAATGTAACTGTTCTTTCTTTCATATTTCTTATTTCAAATTTTCCAAATCTAAAGATTTTTACATTACCGTCTTTTTTTAGTCCTTCTCTAATAACATCACAAAATGTTTCGATGTAATTTTTAGCAGCTGTTTTTGAAAGTCCAGTCTTTTTTGCAAACTCGTTAATTACATTAGCATAATTCATAGCTTAACTCCTTTTTTACCGAATTTTTCGGTATTATTATATCAAACAATAAAATTAAGTCAATAACCTATCGAAACAATCGATTGTTTTTTTTTGATAGAATTTTAAAAAAAGGGTTTATAATGGCAATAGTTTTTAAAAGATATGACCTTCTTGTGAGACCTCAATCAACAATATCTGACGAATCTTTAAAAGAATTATTAGATAATGTTCTAGCAAAGATAGAAAAACAATCTAATCCAGTAGAAGAGTATTATGGATATGCTTATGTTTTTGATGCGAGAACTGGAGAAGTGTATTTTTATTACTCTGATAAAGCAAAAAACGATTTTAATTTAGGAAGAAACAAATTTGTAATGGTACCAGCTGATATGCTTACAAAAAGCAACTTTTTAGACTTTTTTAAAAGCATCTTAAATAAAATTAAAGCACTTATTCTGCCTAAAATAGTAGTAGAAAGAATCAAAATTAAAAACGGTAGAATTAATCTATCAAATCAACCATTAGGAAATATTATTAATAATCAGATTGAAATAAGCACTTTAAATGGAATTATTATTACGGAACCAAAAGAAGTTTCTGGTAAAACAATTAAGGTAGATAATAAGTATAACGAGGAAGAAGCTCAAGTGTGTTATCTGTCAGATGGAAATTTGTTATAATTTGAAAAAAAGGATTTAGAATGCTATATAAAGAAGCTGCATATATCTTAAGAGCTGAATTGGAAAAAGAAGCAAATATTATGGCCGGTTTAACAAATATTTTCAAGGCTGTTAAAACTGGTATCAAGAGCGGGTTTGATTCTGCTAAAAATATATTTAAAATTAATGGATTAGCGAATAAAGCTCAGGCGACCCTAAAAAACTCGAACCCTGTAGGAGACTATTCAACATTAATTCATGAAAATGAAGCTTTAAAACCTGGTCAAACATTTTATTCAGCAAGTCCTCTAAAAGAAGGAGTTTCTACTCCAAAACCTGAAGCTCCAATAATCACAACTAACGAAGGGAAAATTCAAAAAGCTGTAGGAGACGTTCATACAACTGAACCTAATCCTAAACTAACTGGCACAGGAGCAGTGCACAATGAAAATCCTGTTGTTAACAATGTAAATAACGCAGCAAACACGGAAACGCCGGGTCTTTGGGACCAAACAAAACAATGGTGGAATAAAAGAACTAATCTTGAAAAAGGTTTAATGATAGGAGGAGGTGGAGCTCTTGCAGGATTAGGTGTAAGTAGGATGTTAGATAATAACAACAGGGGTTAAAATGTTAGCAGAATTGATTGAGCCTGATAAAATCAGACAACTAATAAGAGATACTGATGAATTAAATGTTTTATTAAATTATGAAGAACAATTTGATGATGATAATATTTTTTCATTGGCTCAAGATGCTGAAGATGAGCTTTTTGCTAATTATCCAGCGCTTGTGGGGAAAAATATTCCTCGCATAGCTTTTTATTACTATATTATTTATATGCTATTAATGAGTGTAGCTAATCAAGAAAATAGAAACCAAATGACAATTAATGATAACAATGTTGGGACTATCGATTATTCTAATAAAGCAAGCCAATATATGAGTTTAGCTGAAGCTTATAGGCAAAAAGCGGATAGAATGCTTCAAAATTTAACAGCCTCTAATTATTATAAAGAAATGTGGGGAAGTGTTTCATCTGCATCTTCTGATTTTGAAGGTAATTTTTGGTAGGAGTTTAAATGGGGACTGTTTTAGTTAAAGAGGTTGAAGATTTAAAACGTATAATTGATTATAGACAATTAGCTAATAAACAAGTTTCTCTAGAAGGAGAAATATACATATTCTCTTGGGGAGTAGTTAAAAATACAACTAAAGTGAGCTATGATGATGTAGAAGCTGATGATAATACTATTTTTGTATCAAAAGAAAATATTAAAGGGGTTCCTTATACATTTTATAGGACACAGTCTATTGAAACTCTACCAGAAATGCCTAAAGAAGTTGATGTAAGCAATTCTAAACTAATTACTACTTATAAAAACAAGTCTATTATTTATGACTATATGGTAGTTCCTACCATTGATAATGGTCCAAAATTGATTAAAACATTCTTAAATTATCAAACAATTAAAGAAATAACAGGATATTGTGAAAAACACACAAAAGACAGAGGAAATTTATCTAAAACCATAAAAGAATCTCCTGATAAATTTCTTTCTTATAGAAAAGTTGAAGCCCAAACAACAATTGCAACTTTTACAATATGAAAAGGATTGTTGATGTATAAAAAACTTATTAGAGACAGAGATGAGCATAATAAAGCAATTGAAGAGAACATTGCTAAATTTTTAACAGAAAACCCTATAGAAGGGGCTCATAAAAGAATAGAATTTAGTGATATTCATATAGAAAGACCTCCAGAAAATTTTGATAACATCAAAGACGCTATCATTAATAGAAAAACTATAGGGTCTAAACTGTATGCAACAGCGACTGTTGTTAGTAAAAGAACAGGTAAGGTAGAAGATAGAAAGAAAATCTATTTAGGGAAAATACCTTATAAAAACCAATTAGGAACTTATATTATAGAAGGCAACCATTATGTAATTCCTCATCAATTTAGGTTAAAACCTTCTGGATACACTATGTTAAAAAAAGACGGAAGTATTGAGACTTTATTTAACACAGCTGGTGGGCATAGTATTAGAACAGTTATTCCTCATTCTAAAAACGATTTCTGGTTTCAAGTAGGTTCAAGAAAATTCAATGCTTACGACTTATTAAGAATTATGGGTGCAAGTGATGAGGAAATAAAAAAAAGATTAGGTCCTGAGCTGTATGCTCTTGCAAAACAAAAATCAGATTTAGATAAAACAGCTATATCTTTAGCTGAAGTAACAAAAGCTGTTGACCCTAAAAAAGCTACAACTTCTGAAGGTCTTAAATTATTAAGAGAGTCTCTCGAAAGTGGAAAATTAGACCCAGAAGCGACCCATAGAACTCTTCACATCTCAGCTGACCACATCAATAAAGATGTATTGATGAATTCTATTATTAAAGGTATTTTGGTAAAAAGAGGAGAAGAAGAACCTGATGATAAAGAAAACTTAATATTTAAAAAGGTAATTACTCCTGAAGACTTAATTACTGAAGGGATAAAAAGAGAACTAAAAACCTCTCTTTGGAAAAAGAAAGCACCTTTAAATTCTTTTATGCCTATCAAAGCAGAAGAAGTAATTAATGAGCCTCTAGTAGGAGAAGCTGCTAAAAAATTCGTTTCAACATCAGCTATTTCAAGGATGCCTGAAGGATACAATCCTCTTCAATTAAAACAAATCAATGCAGATATTACTCCTTTAGGAGAAGGGGGTATTAAATCAGCAGAAGTTATTACACCATCAATGAGGAGTGTGCACCCATCTCAACTAGGTTTTATTGACCCTATTAAGTCTCCAGAAGGGGCTAATACAGGTATTACACTATCTCTAACTGAAAATTCATTTATTGATGAAAACAACAATCCTGCTATGATAGTTAAAAATTTAAAGACAGGAAAATTAGAAATAAAACCGCTTAAAGAACTTTGGGACAAAAAAATAGCTTTTCCAGATGTAGGAAAAGATGGGAAAGTAGGTATAAGACATAAAGATAAACTGTATGAAGACCATATTTCTAAAGCAGACTATCAAATTCCTAGCTCTACACTACTTTATGGTCCTGCTATGAATAGTTTAGGGTTGTTAAGTGCAAACGACCCTACCAGAAACCTAATGGCTTCTAAACATATTTTGCAAGCATTACCTTTAAAAGAAAGAGATATTCCTCATGTCTTAATAGAAGATGAAAATGGAAACATTCCATTAAAAGAATATGCAAAAGAGCATTTGCCAGTAGCTCCTGAAGATGGGAAAGTTTTAAGTATAGACCCTAAAAAGGGTGAAATAAAAATTCAAGGCAAATCCGGGAAAGTTCATACAGTTCATTATGCTTCAAACATTACTCCTTTAAATGCGAAAACTTACTTAAAACACGAATTACACATCAAACCAGGTGATGTAGTAAAAAAAGGTGAAGTTTTAGGAGATAGCAATTATACAAAAGAAGGGTATTTTGCTTTAGGGAAAAATCTAAGAACTGCTTTTATGATGTTCCCTGGAACAAGAAACGATGCTTTTATTGTAAGTGAGAGTGCAGCTAAGAAATTAACTTCTTTACATACAACAAAACATTCAATTGATATAGATAAAAATACAGAGTTTAATAAGAAAAAATTTGTAACAATGTTCCCTGAAATAGCAAAGAAAATAGATTTAGATAAATATGATGAAAATGGTTTCCTTAAGAAGGGTATTAAAATCCATAAAGGAGAGCCTATCTTTTTAGGTTTGAGAAAAATGGATGAGAGAGAAATTAAGTTTGCCAATGAAAAAGTTAAAAAACTTCTATATGGTGGGTATGTTCCTTTAATGGAAGAGTGGAAATATTCTGACCCAGCAGAATTAGATAGTGCAGGTATAAAGAAAAACAAAGCTACAATCATTATGAAATACGAGTCTCCTTTAAAAGTTGGGGATAAAGTAGCTGGTAGGTCTGGTAACAAAGGAATTATTTCTAAAATCATCCCTGATGACCAAATGCCAAGAACAGAAGATGGTAAGCCAATAGAAATTATTATGGGTGGTGCTGGAGTTGCTTCAAGACAAAACCCTGCTCAAATTATTGAAGCAACTTTAGGAGCAGTAAGCGAAAAAACTGGAAAAAGATATACAGTTCCTCATCACGTAGATTTTGACCTAGCTGAATCAGCTAAAAAAGAAGCTGAAAAACACGGAGTAAAACTATACCATAGAGTCTATGACCCACTAAGAAAAAAATGGATTAAACAACCAGTATTTATTGGAAACTATCACGTTCAAAAATTATTTAAAGTTGGAGATAGTGCATATTCAGCTGTTGGATATGGAGCTACTGATGGTTTAGACCAACCTAAAAAAGGAGGCAAAACATCAGCTTCTTCTATCTCTAATATGGAAGTAAACGCATTATTAGTTCACGGGGCAAAAAACTTCTTAAGAGAAACATTTAAAATAAGGTCACAAAAAAATAGGGACTGGTTTAATGCTTTTATGAGGGGTGATACTATTTTACCTGTACCTGAGAACAAAACATCTTTAGAAAAATTCAAAGCGCTTTTGCAACAAATGAATATGAAAGTAGTTGATGATGGTAAACACATTAAAATCTTACCTATGACAGACAAAGATGTTTTAAAACTGTCTAACGGAGAAGTAAAAGAGCCATATGGTTTAAATCAAAACACTTTAAAAGAGATTGAAAAAGGTTTCTATGATACTAAGATATTTGGTGGAAACGGGAACTATTATGGACATATAGACTTAGGAGAAAAGATTATCAACCCTAACTATAAAGAGTTAATTGCTAGACTTATGGATACAACCCCTAAAAAACTAGATGAAGAGATTGAAAAAGGTAAAATTGGAGATATAGAAGAGAGGTTAAAAAAAGTTAATTTAGATAAAGTAGAAACAGAAATAAAAAGAAACATCAAAAAAACTAATGACCCTACTAAAATCAATATGCTAGTAAGAACTCTAAAAGGAATAAAAAAATTAAAAGAAACTGATACAAATTTACAAGATGTTGCATTTATAAGCAAAATTCCTGTGTTGCCTATTAAGTATAGACCTGTTGCTAAACTTCCAAATGGAACATTGGTTGACCACGATATAAACCATCATTATGCAAGAATTATTGAAGCAGCTAATACATTAAAACAAGCTA